GATTCTCGCGGCCGGCTTGCTGGTGCTGCCCGTCGTCGTCTATATCGCAACCGCAAAGGCAGCGCACCGTTATGCATGACCTACGCCACGACCCCGACGCACCAGAGACACAGCACGACCCGCGCAGCTTTGAGGCGCGGATGCTGGAGGCGGCCCAGCGTGGCATCGAGGGCGACGACGGCCAGCCGCGTGACACGCGCACGTTCCCCGAGATGGTGGTGGCGGAGCTGGTGCGCCTGGTCGACACCATGCAGGCGTTGTCATTGCGGCAGGACGTATTCGAGGAGGAACTCGCCGCGCGGCGCAGCATGGTCGATGCGCGGCTGTTGCGGCTAGAGGAATCGCTCAAGCGGGTGGCGGATGGTTTGCAGGTGCTGACTCTGCGCCTGGATGACGGAAAGTAGGGCAAGGGTAAGACCATGGCGCGGCGGGAGTACAGCGACGAAATCAAGGCACAGGTCATGGCGAACGAATTGACCGGCTACGTCTATGGCTTGCGTCGCAGCGATTCGGATCGCTACTTCTACGTTGGGTGCTCCAAATACCCGCCGGAGCACCGCCTAGCCGCGCACCTGTACTCAGTGGCGTCCGGTACGCACTCAAACGTCCACTTCGCCAACACGGTCAAGAAGCACGGTGCCGCCAATATCGTCTGCGATACGCTCGAGGTGACAAACGCTGCCCAAAGGTTTGATGCGGAGCGGCGTTGGATAGACAAGCTAAAGGCCGAGGGCCATCACCTGGTTAATCGTATCCACAATGATATTGAGCATAGGTTCAACACCTATCGCACCTATCAGTTGCCCTACGACCGTTGGCTGCAAATACTGGACACAGTATCAAAGCCGCCGCCTCAAAAGAGAGCAAGGTACCAGCCGCTTGCAAACGACCTGCATGCCTTGCTTTGCGATCTGGTTGCCATTGCATACGAACTGAAGTTGTACCCCTGGTTGCAGGAGGGCGATTGCGATGGCACGCCAGAGCAAGCTAACGCCTGAGACACAGAAGAAGATAGTCGATGCCATCTCTGAAGGGAATTACCTGGAGACGGCGGCGGCGATCGGCGGGGTTACATACACCACGCTCAACAACTGGATGAAGAAGGGCGAGTCGGCGTCATCTGGTGCCTATGTTGAGTTTCTTGAGGCAGTAAAAAAGGCCGAAGCGGAAGCAGAAGCCCTGCGCGTGAGCCGCATTAGCAAGGCCGGCAAGGAAGGCAACTGGCAGGCGGATGCGTGGTACCTGGAGCGGCGCTACCCAGAGCGATGGGGAAAGCGCATTCAGCAGGAAGTGACGGGCAAGGATGGTGGGCCGTTGGAGTATGTGCAGCGCGTGCAGGAGCTGACCGACAGTGAGCTTGAGCGAATCATACTTGGTAGAGGCGGCACACGAGCTGCGGAATAGGAGCCGCGCCCGCGCCCACCTGCTCGACTTCACGACGTACACATATCCAGGCTATGAGGTGAACTGGCACCATCGCCTGCTAGGTGAGCACCTTGACAACTTCGCTACGGGGCGTGACCAACGGCTGATGATCTTCGTGCAGCCCCGCAGCGGCAAGAGCGAACTCGTTTCCCGCCGTCTGCCGGCCTTCATCCTGGGACGTGACCCCGACGCCTGGATTATCGCTGCCAGCTACGGCGCCGACCTGGCCAGGCGCATGAACAGGGACGTTCAGCGCATCATCGACAGCCCCGAATACAGGCGCCTGTTTCCCTACACGCAGCTCTGGGGCAAGAACGTACGCAGCGTGGCCGACGGCTCATTTCTGCGCAACTCGGACCTGTTCGAGGTGGTAGGCCACAAAGGCTACTACATGGGCGTAGGCGTTGGCGGCTCGCTCACTGGCATGGGCGGCCGGTACCTGCTCATCGACGATCCCGTCAAGAATCGCAAAGAGGCCAACAGCGCCACCTACCGGCAGGCAGTCGAGGAGTGGTACACGTCGACTTTCTACACACGTCTCGCACCGGGCGGCAACATCCTGATTGTACTGACCAGGTGGCACGAGGACGACCTGGCAGGCCGGCTGCTGGAACGAGCCAAGTCAGACCCCGACGCAGACCAATGGACCGTCATCACACTGCCGGCCATAGCCGAGGAACCGGTCGCAGCATACGACCCTCGCCAGCCCGGCGAGGTGTTGTGGCCGCAGCGCTGGGACGCCAAGGAGATGCGGCGCAAGCGGGCCGTCGTGGGTGAACGTGACTGGGCCAGCCTCTACCAGCAGCGGCCGGCGCCGGACGAAGGCGAGATCTTTAAGCGGCACCACTGGCGCTACTGGCAGCCACGAGGCGCCAACCTGCCGCCGGTCACCGTCACTATGGCGGATTCGTCGGTCATTGAGGTGGAGGCGGTCGAGCTGCCGGCCCGCTTCGACGAGCTGCTGCAATCGTGGGATTGCACGTTCAAGGACACATCGGCGTCTGACTTCGTTGCCGGCCAGGTCCTGGGCCGGCTGGGAGCGGACAAGTTCCTCCTCGACTACATTTGCGAGCGGCTGGGCATCGTCGCCACGATGGACGCCATCCGGTCCTGGCGCATCAAGTGGCCCAAGGCCGCCGCCATCTTGATTGAGGACAAGGCCAACGGGCCGGCGGTCATCCAGATGCTGCACACGGAGATTGCCGGACTGATTGCCGTCGATCCCGAAGGCGGCAAGGTGTCGAGGGCCTACGCCGCCGCACCCGAGGTCGAATCCGGCAATGTGTATCTCCCTCACCCGCTCATTGCGCCCTGGGTGGGACGGTTCATAGGCAGCGCGGCCAGTTTCCCAAATGCCGCACATGACGACGATGTAGATGCGTTCACACAGGCAATCATTCGCTGGCAGGAGGCGGGACAGGTGGCCACAGCGCCGGCACAGGTAACGAGTCAGGCGACGATACAGGAGATGTTTGGATGATACTCAGACCACCCAGGCTGGAAACAGAGGATGCGGAAGTGGCGGCGGCGATTGTGTCCGCAATTCGCACAGCCAAGGCATACAAGCCCAGCAATCGCACTGAGCTGGACCGTGTTTATGCCGTGACTATAACCGAACTCGAAAAGGCGTATGCCTACTTCGTGACCTTCGCCCCGCCCTGCACGGAAGTAGGCACATTGCCGGAGGCGCCACATGCCGACCATCCTTGACCGCTTCACTGCCCTCTGGCAGCGCCGCAACACAGCGCTGCCCGTAGTCACAGCGCCGGACGTCAACCCTACTCCGACGGCGACCGTCACCTTCACCACGCAACGGGACCGGCGCAGCCGCATTGCCGACTGCCGGGACATGGTGGCAGACGACCCGCGCGCAAAGCAGGCGCTGGCGACACTGGCGCGTGACGCAACGAAGGGTGGGGTCACGCTGCAGATCACCGGGCCGCGTGCCGAGCAGGCACAGGCGGCAGCTGATGCACTGTTTGCGCGGGTCAAGCTGTTCGCCCGTATCGACGACTGGTCCCGGCTGACATTCCGTGACGGCGATTCGTTCCTGGAGGTGGGCGTCGCCGCCAATGGTGAGATTGTCGAGCTGACCCGCAAGCCCACACTCGAAATGTTCCGTTGGTCCGACGACTTTGACCGCTTCTACGACCCGGCCGCCGCATTTTACTGGACAGACCGGCCCACCTTCAACGACACGCCGCCGGCCGATGCGACCTTCTTCCCGGAGTGGCAGATCGTTCATGTGCGTTGGGACCGGGATGAAGGTTCCCGTTACGGCACGCCCATGTTCGCCAGTGCCCGCAAGGCCTACAAGCGCATGACGCAGGGCGAACTCGATATCTCCATCCGGCGCAAGACGCGCAGCGGGCAACGCTTCGTACATGTTCTGGACGGGGCCAGCGCCGCCGAAATTGAGGCATATAAGGCCGCCAACAAGCCGGCCCTGGATGACCCATTCGCAGCTGTCAGCGACTTCTTTTCCAACCGGCCGGGCGGGCTCCAGGTCGTCCAGGGTGACGCGCACCTGAGCGAGATCGAGGACGTCAAGCACCACGTGCAGACGTTCGCCGTCGCCTCGCCGGTGCCGCTGGAGCTGATCGGCTACGGCACCGACCTGAACCGGGACATCCTGGAGCAGAAGCAGACTCAGTACGAAGACGCCATCGAGAGCGTGCAGGGCTGGCTGGAAGCGGAGGTCCTGCTTCCGTTGCTGGAGCGGCAGTGGCTCATGTTGGGCATTTGGCCGGACGCGCTGACCGTCGCCTTCCAGTGGAAGCAGAAGAAGCGCCCGACGCCGACCGGCATGAAGGACATGGCCGCTTTTGCCGCATCCATCAAGGCGGCCGGCCTGCTGACCGACGCCACGCTGCTCCACATGCTGGCGACCGTGCTCCCCGACTTTGATGTCGACGCTGAGATTGCGGCGATCGAGGCGCAGGCGACAGAGGATGCCGCAGCCGCAAAGGCGCAGGCGGCGGAGATGCAGCGCATCGCCATGAACGCCTTGCAGGCGGCCGGCGACAACCAAGGCGGAGCGCAGGACGCAGGGCAGGACCAGGCCACCCACGGAGGTGCGCAGTAATGGCGTACATACCAAGGCCAGCCGGGAGCGGGGCGACACAGGAGACGCTTATCGTGCCCAAGGGAACCCTCATTAATAGCGGAGCGTCGAACGCTGCTCAATTGTGGGCTTGGCTCTGCCTGCACTGTCACACCGTCCAGCCGGCCGACAAGGTGGCGTGCTGTAACTGCGGCGCGCCCAAGCCTCAACAGGAGGCGCAACCCTAATGGCCGCCATCACCACCCGCAACGCCGACCGGCTGCAACACGTCGCCGTCACCCGGCTGCAGCTCTACATCGCCGGCCAGGTGCACGCGCTGATCTACCCGTTTCAAGCCTGGCTGACCAAGGAAGTGCGCGACGCAGCCGACGCCGACGGCATCGCCGATGCCGCCAGGCTGGGGGGCGTACTCCAAGCCGCCGACACACGCTGGCGGGCGGTCATGCGTGACTACGTGGCGCTGCTGACCAGGGCAAGGCAGCAGGGCGGCTCAATTGCCTTTGGCCCCTACCGGCTGCGCCACAACCGCTACATCACGGCGCCGGTCGAGCGGCTGCAGGAGGCGTTCGTGCCGGCCATGGATGACTGGGAGAAGCTGGCAGAGATGTGGCTGCGCCGGCGCAACTACGCCCTCCAGGTGGCACAATCGCGGGTCTACTCCGACGGACTGAACCTGTCGCAGCGCATCTGGCGTCTGGAACAGGGCAGCATGCAGACCATCCGCAACACCATCGCCACCGGCATGGCGCAGCGCACAAGCGCCATTGAACTGGCGCAGCAGTTGGAGGGGCAGCTCAACGCCGGCGAGGACTGGCCGCGCTGGACGCGGGCGCGCCTGAGCAAGATGGACGCAGCTGAGCGGGCGCAG